TCAAAACGTTAACTCGGCGCCCACCTCTAGGTACTCGATCTTCTTTTCGTCGTGCCCCTCCTGATAGTGCTTCGTCATCTTCTCGTCCGCATGCCCCATCAACGCCTGAATGTACTCCTGTGGGAAATTTTGCTGCTCGTACAGCCATGCCCCTAAAGCGCGGATCTCGTGAAAAGTGGGGCGCTCTCCGGCCGGCACATGGTCGTAGGCGTGCGCTGCATCCCGAGCCTTGCTGAACTCCTTGGTCAGGTAGGCCGGGGTCACCGACGTCCAGTGATCCTTTGCATCGATCTGTTCCCGCCGGCGCGACTTCGGTTTGTAGTGGATGAGATACGGCGAAACCAACGGCGACCGCAGGCACTCGCCGACAACCTCACGCAGCGCCGCGCCCATGGTGATTTTCAGGTGAATCGGATTGTCGTAGCCCTGAGTCTTCCCGGGCGACACCGTCAGCGTGTTCTTGTCCATGTCGGCAGCAGACTTCAACCAGGTGACAATGTCCTCACGTCGCTGAAGGCTGGCCAGCGCTAGGCGAATGGCGCGCTTCAGCCAAGGCGGGGTGGTCGCCGCGTCGATGATCGTTTTCAGTCCGTCGAGCGTGTGCCGCTGGCGTTTCTTCTCCGCCTCTTTCTTCACCAGTGTCAGTTCGGCGTTGTTGCGCTCGGCCAGGCCCTTGGCCACGGCGAAGGCGAAGATCTGGACCCACAGACCGCGGTGCTTCGTGTAGGCGTTGTTACTGAACTGGTCGAGGTATTCGGCCATGGCCAGCACGTCCATTTGCCCAATCAGCCGATCGCCCAGGTCTTGCCTATATCGCTCAAGCTTGAACTTGATCTCCTCGAGCGTGCGTGCGGCATATCCCTTGTCCACCAACCATTCATCCGTGAAGCGTTGCAGCAGATTGCTCACGATCGGCAGTCGGTCACCGGTCAGGAGGGCCAGAAGCGAACCGTCATCAACCACCAACTCCGCGAACTTCAGGTTGGCAGCTCGAGCCAGCTTGATTGCCTCCTCCAGTGGCCGGTTGATGCTGGTCATCACACCGGTGACGGGGTTGCGGTACCGCCAATACTTCCCGTTCGGGTAAAGGTTTGGCGGAAGCTTCCTGTTTTGAAGCGTGCGTGGCCGGGCAGCCATCAGCCTATCTCCAGCATCTTGGCCAGCAGTGGGTCGCTTGAACCCATCACCGCGGCCTGAACATCGACGAAATACATCCCGCCTTTTACCTCTCCAATCACTTCGCCTTCCTCAATCCATTTTTTCAACTGTTGCAGACTTGGTTTGCCGCCGACGTACCGCAGCTTTCTGTATTCGCCTGCCTCCATGAGGCGCGGCAACTTGACCGTAATTTGGGCCAGAACTTTTGCCATGATGAAGCTCCGCGCCGCGTGGCGGCAGAAGGTGGGTGGTCAGTGTTTGATGAGGCGAAGACCGGTACCGTCGGCAACGATGTTGATCCGGCTGGCCTCGAACGATGGGGAGCGCAAAACCGTGGCAATCAGATCCGGCAGAGCCTGGAGCAGCTCGGGACGCATCTGGTTGTAATCGACGCAGTGCAGGGTGTGCAGGATGCTGTAAGCCTCCCTGTCTGGTTTCACGTCCATCATTTTTATGATGGTGTCGAGCGTGCAGATGCTGAAGTGCGAGCTCTGCACCATCTTCTTGAGCGCGGCCTCGGCCGCCATTACTTTCAGTTCAGACACGGGGATTCCTCGCCCACCGTTCACCGGCAGGCTGATAAGTAAGTCTTGAAAAAATGAGATGAGAAGTGACATGCAAAGCGGGGAAGGTCAGCTAACGTTTAATCGTTCGCCTCACCAGTTGCAGCCCAATCAGCTCGTCCCTGAAGCGACTGGTGAGGGGGACACTTCTTGGCTATCGCCGCGGCCCCTTGTAGCAGTACACGTAGGCGAACCAGGCGAGGGCGATCATGGCGCCACCTGCGATTTGAGGTCAGCCAGTGCGAACACGATGCCGCGGCAGTAGTGATCCTCACCATCCAGCACTTCGAAAGTTGAGTGGGGAATATCGGTTGAATAAGTCCAGGAGTAGCCATCCTCCTTGCACCATAGCGCCTCGATCTTTCTGGCCTGGGGCTTACGCTTGAAGTACTCCTGAAGCTCGTCGTCATCCTCGATGTTCTCCCGCTCGGGCAGCAGGCCTTCGGCATCGATCAGCGCAGTACCGCCGTCGTAGCAGCCGAACTCGTCGCGGATGGCGCCTTCGAGCTCCATCAGGTCATCGCTGGCGCCGAAGACGATCACCAGGCCCGCGGCCTTGGCGGCCTCGATCTGGTCCTTTGCGATGCTTCGATGTGCTGGGTATTGAATGCCGTCAAGCAGGGCGGCCAGGTATTCTTTGAGCATGACTTCGTCCTTGCCGCTAGAGCGGCTGTGAATAGAGGTGGGGATGAATTACGCTAGCCGTCCACATGGGACGGAGGTTTTTTCGAAATGAGTGAAGTTGATACTGCTGCACTTCAAAGGGCTGTTGAAGCTCTGCAATGGGCTTCTGAGCGACCAAGTCCTGACATGACAGTTGAGGAGTTGGCCGTCTTGCGATTGGCCAATGCAAGTATTCCGTTTGGGGTACAGGAGGCGATAAATCTCATCCTGACGGGAGTCGCTGTTCTTCCGAAAGCTGGTTGACTTTATAGCGCTGAATTTGAAGGGGAATGGGTTATATAGAGGTGGAGTACAAATGTACTCCTCCCGGTTATTCGCCCTGGTTGGCGAGCATGTTCAGACGCATGCCCGATGTGCCGGGGATCTGATGGTCTCGCTCAGCCTCTGATGGCTTGAAGAACGCGACGATATCGCGCTCAAGCTCAGTCCAGCCCTTACCGTCCACCACCGCGCGGGCTCGGCGCAGCAGGTCTTCAGCGCTATCAATCCGCTGATCCGCTGTGTTCAGGCTCAGCTGCAGGGCGTCACGCTCGGCCTTCATGCGCTCGAAGGTCTCACCGAGCACGTACTGCACTGGTCGGTGCCCGCATTCGCAGTCCGTCCAAGGGTTGTCCTCTGCCCACGTCCTGCCTTCGCTGGTTTGAGCCTCGCAGGCTGGACCGAGATAAATCACTTTTGGCTCGCTCACCTTGAGATACCTCTTCAATTGTCCGTACCCGTGTAGGTGCGCCAAGGGACCTTGACGCCGTTGACCAGAAAGCCCCAATCACCACGCCATTTGCTGGTGATGAAAAGGGTGATGACGCCGCCGGGCGATACCTCGTCGATCCGGTGGTATTCGCCGTGGTTGAGGCTGGCGGTGTCGCCTTGGTCGCGCCTGATCCACTCGCAGGCGTCACGCATGATCCAGTCGACAAACTTTGGATCGGGATTCGGGACCAGCCCCGACCTAACCGCCTTCTTCCATTCATCGCTCGCGGGCCGCTGCTCCGTGTACCAGCCGCGAAGGATGATGGTCCGGGCATTCCATGGGTGGTCATGCAGATCCCGGTCTTCGTCCGGCCGCATGATGTGGTGGATGCGGAACGACCACGGGAACCACCAGAGAGCGGGTTTGTGCGTGGTGCGGGAGTAGGGGTTGAACAGCCACCAGCGGCCCATGTACATATCGGCGCCGTCGGCGGACATGATGTGCAGGTAAGGCGTGCGCTGGGCGCGGGCGATTAGCCAGGCGGCAACGGCCTGGCGGGCGAATAGCTTGGCGACTAGGCGCCAGATTAGTTGGGACATGGGAAGCCTCGGCGGTATATTGAGACGTGAATTTATGAGGGAATAGGGATGTCTATTTGCTTAGCGTTTTCAGAGATTGATTGGGCACTGACAAAGGACGTCTTTGCAGTTGTCGGGTCGATTGCAAGTGCATGCGGTGTTGTCGCAGCAGTTATTTACGGCGCGATCGGTCTTTCTACGTGGCGACGCCAAGCTAAAGGCTCCAATGATCATGATTTGTCTAAGCGGATACTTCTCAGCTTGTTTAGATATAGAGAAGCTATAAATCGGGTTAGATTCCCCTCTTTTAGAGATCATGAGCTTCAGATAGAAACGGTAGACCAAGAGAAATTAAATTATGAAGTCGCCCGTTTTCGCCAATCGGCAAAGGCCTACTCGCAAAGACTTAATGATGTAATTGCACGGCGCTCAGAATTGAATGTTGAGTTGGTCGAGGGTAACGCCCTATGGGGGAAAAAGCTGACCGATTTACTTCATGGGGTTGATGATCTGGAAGAGCAGCTTTTTAGTTATGTTAATAATTATTTGTGGGCCACTAACCCTGAGCATTCAAATGCAACTCGGGAAGCATTCCATGAACAGCTCGCTGGTAAACCTAACATCTTATATGACGATTTGAGTAAAGACGGGGATGATTACCGGAAAAGCATGAACTCGGAAATTTCAACTATTCAAGATTTTCTGATAAGCAAAATGATTCGCTAGTGTTACGCAGCTGCGTTCAGAGCTTCGAGGATTTGTTGTCCGGCCAGCGGTGGTACCGCGTTTCCAGTCATGTGCATGGTGAGCCGGTGATTGTCTGGTCTCAGGGTGTCGGCCGGGAAGGACTGCGCAGCCATGGCCTCGTCGGCGGTGATCATGCGCATCTGGTCACCGTCAACAACTGCCCAGCGGTCCAGCGTTGTAATGGTGCCTATCGGTCGATCCAGACTGCGGCCGGTGAGTCCTGATCCTGAACCGTAGTAGGGCATCACGAACCGCTCGCCGAATCGCTCGCGTCCATTCTTTACGCGGGTCAGGGTCGACGCGGCGCGGCCTGGCTTATTGATAGGCGACCACTTGCCGGCATCGAAGTCGATGATCTGGCTCGCGGGAATGTGCCGGTATCGCGGTAACTGCAAGTGAAGCGGCGCCTTGCTGCGCGAGCAGACCATGAACAGGCGCACGCGGTGCTGCGGGACGCCGAGGTCGGCGCAGTCCACGATGTGCGGGGCCAGTGCGTAACCCAAGCGCTGCATCGCATCTGCCCACGCTGGGTACAAAATCCAGTCCATGAACTCCGGAACGTTTTCGATCACCGCGAAGTCTGGCCGATTCACCTCGGCATTCGCCACCGGCGCCCAGGCTGTCGATCGTGAGTTGTCGTGCTGTGGATTTCCCGATGCCTTGCCGCGTGCCTTGGTATGTCCTTGGCAGCAGGGCGAGGCCAGCATAACGTCATGCTTGGGCACCTTCGACCAGTCCGCCTGGTGCAAGTCCTGGCAGACGTGCTCCGTATTTGGGTTGTTCTTTGTGTGCCACTCAACAGCGGCTGGCCAGTGGTTTGCGGCCCAGAGTACCTTCAGTCCGGCATCAACACCGCCTCGGGTCCATCCGCCAAAACCGGAGAACAAATCAATTGCTGTGAACATAGGGGATCCTCGCCGGCTGGCGTGATTCGTTGAAGTGGGGTATTTGTGAGGGTCAAATTGTTTCGATGGATGCGGGCATGGGACAGATAACAAAAATTTTCAAATTAACCGTAGCAACCGATAACGATCAAAAGTTTCCTTGTAAGAAATGTAGCCTTGAGACAAAACACAAAGTTGTTGCCTGTCTAGAAGAGAAAGGGTCGGAAGACTGCGGTGGCGGACACTCCGTCGACTGGTATGAAGACACCAAATAATTCAGTGTTTAGGGTGTGAGGAAATTTCGTTTCGAGTGTGCTCTACAAATTCCGAGGACTACGACTTTGATGACGAGACAAATACTCAGTATCACAATCAAACGATTACCTACTACCCTGGTCGAGTTCCCGGCTCAAAGGTCATCGATCACTGGTTGCTGCCTTGGGGCATAGGGCAAATATATAAAGAAGCTCGCACAGCCGTCGAAAATGAGCTTTTTATAATCGGAGGGATAGCGATCAGAGCATTGCTCGAGTCAATCTGCTCGGATGTCAAAGCTAAAGGGCGGAACTTAGAGCTGAAGATTAATGATCTCCATGAGAGATCATTGGTAACAAAAGAAGGTGTTGAAACACTTCATAAAATACGCCTTCTCGGCAACCGAGCCGCTCATAAAGCAAAAGCCCATTCTAAGGATCAGCTTCTCTTGGCACTTGAAGTTATTGAGCACATTCTTATTGGTACTTACATAATTCCAGAGAGAGCGAAAGCGATTTTTAAGAATTTGGATGTGATTATACAACTCCCGGCCCCATAGCAGTAAATCTTGCAACGCCGTCGTTGCCGCCATCAGCGACCGGATGGCGGCAGTTGATTTTGCATCTGCGCGCCCCATATTCATTCGGAAGGCACGCTACGAGAGCGGCCAGATTGGTGAGGTGTCTATGCGCTACAAAATTGGGGAACACGGTGTAGGTGGTAGAAACGAGTCTTGGTACTACGCAGAATACGAACCCGAGACGGGAAAGGCGTTTTGGGTTCGCGAGTGGGATAACGTGGATTACAAGCTCAACCATAGCGAAGGTGAGGATAAAATCCCGCTCGAAGAAGCAGCACGTAGTCACCTTTATGACAAGGCCGTGGAAGTTATCCAGGCGAACCACCCAGAATGGCAGCCACTTAAGGGCTGACAATCTCGTCGCCAGGATCACGCCTGAGCTCGGCCAAACTCTCATTGCGAAACATTCGCGCCACGTTTTCACTTATCCGCACTTCGTGGCGCGGACTTTCCATCGATTGATATGAGAGGGTAGGTCCGAGCGCATGAGCGTTCAGAATCAGGTTTTGCACCGCTTCGTTTATTTCCTCGATGCCGTTCCAAGCCATCAACTCATCAAGCTTCTGCCGGGTGCCGAGCCTGACGCGATGTCGCAGTTCCTTCTCGTCGTATTGCATCCGCTTCTCGGCGGCCTTCGCCGATCGTTCTTGTCCACTCTTGGCCATGGCCTGCCTCTTCAATTCCGTGGGCCGGTAGATCCAGCCATGTCTGTCGTCGGCGCTGGCGCACCTGGTTGCTGATTCGTCTCACGGCGGCCCCGGGAACTTGATGCCGTTTTCGCGGGCGATGAGCCTGGCGCGCTTGGTTTCCATGCCCATCGCTTTGGCCGCCTCGATCACCGTCTTTCCGGCATCGGCCAGCTCTTTCAATCGAGGCGCCTGCTTGTTGCGCCCGATCCGCAGCTTGTTGCTGTGGGAGGTGCCGAACATGGCTGCCTTTTCACCGCTGATGCCGGCGGCGACTTCCTCCACCGCCCGGCCTTCGCCGAAGTACTGATCCAGCTGCTGGTTCAGGTTCGCGATGATCGAGTCTCGCGGGTTGGGCATTGGTACGCCGATCATTTGTCCCAACCCTCGATGTTCACCTTCACGCCGTCGGCCCGCGCTTCCAGCACCTGTGCCAGGTTGATCGCCGCCCGCCAGGAGAAGCGGAACCCCTTCACCTTGCCGGTTGACCGCTCAATGACGTGATAGGCGTTCTCGCCCTTGGTGACGACCTGAAAGCGAACCGCGCTTGCCGGTGCGTCCTTGCCGATCATTGAGTAGAACTCGGCGGTGGCCGCCGTTGCGCGGATGTGCAGGGCAATGTTGCCTTCGACGCGCGCTTGCATGGATGGATGCATTTGCATGGCTGATCCCTCGGTGTGGGGTTGCGTGTATTCGTCAGCACTCGGCTGGTCTGCTGGTTGCCGTTGGGCGCAGGGGAGAGTGCTGACGGATAAAGGCAGACAAAAGAAAGGCCCGTTGGACGTTCGGGGCCTTTCACAGATGCAGTGATCTTTTGGGTTTGGTCTATTTCATGATGGTCATCCTCCAATGCGCGCCGTTGGCATCTTGGCGGGCGCTCGCCGTTCTCTGGTTTGTTGCATGCAGGTGGACGGTATAAGCCGGGGTTTCGTCCGCATCCCGCTGCACCCTGTCGCCAAGGTGCAGAAGTGATGCTGGCCAAATCTCGCTGCACGTTCGCCGGAGTCCTCTCTCTGCCCGATGCCGCAACTGGCGTCACATCGGGTGGCTGTGCAACTTCGCGTGCTCTCATTGGGGAGCCCGGCCAGTTCCAGAGCTGGCATGGGGATCGAAATTTGTGTTTCGCGCTGTGCCCGTTGCCGGGGATCGATCCGCGAAGATTCCTGACTGTTAAAGAGCGGTGGTGCCGCAGTGGCTGTGCGTCGCTGCGATGGATAAAATATGAACCACATGTTCATATTTGGTCAAGTACCAAAAGTACATATTTTTGATGAAGGTACACAATCGATCAAAGTTTCTGGCGTGATGCTTTTAGGATTTACCGCCGGGGATTGCTTCGCTATAGTTCGCCAATACTGGATATATATACAGCTATTGGGGGGGGTGGAATGGCCAACGCGAGTAAGCCGTCAAAACCGGCACAACGACATGAAATGAGCGGGATTGAAAGGCTCGGGCTGCGCGTCTCATCGATGATCAACCACCCCGTAGCGCAGATTCAGCGCTGGGTGACGATCCATCGGCTTGACACGGACGGCGATCGGGAGTGGGAGGAGGTGCTGGGCTTGCTATCCGAGACGGACGGCACAGACATGACGTTCAACGATGATGAGTCGGTAACGCTGAAGTGGGAGGCGAGTGATGAAGACGATCGTGTGGTCGAAGTGAAGGACGCACTTGAAGTGGAGGAGGTCGCGCCTTTCTGATGGGCGTAAAAAAGCCCGCACGAGGCAGGCTGCTTTTCTCACTGGGCGCTGATCCATCAGCTGAAATTAGCGTAGATGGTGCCTTTCGAAATGCAAGTCGGAAACGCAAAGCCCGGCGCTGGGCCGGGCTTTGCTCAGGAGCAGGTTCCACCCTTATGGTGCGATCCTGTCCCGCCTGTTGGATGAGTACCCTTCGGGCACGCCGACGCGGAAAGCGAAATTACGGAACAGAACGACCAGGCCAACCACCTACTCAACCTTCCCCCGCACAATCCTTCCCGCCGTCACTTCATTCCTATACAGACGCCAAGCATCCTTCACCCGTGGCCATTATAGATTTGGTTCAGCGTCATCAGCTCAAGCACGGCCACCAGCACACAGAATGCAACAAAGCCGCGCGTGAAGACCCTGCGAGGCTTTTCGTAAGGCTGGAGATTAGCAAGACCACTGAGTAGGTCGGATAAAAATTCGAACAGCCCCATCGGCCACCAGCCCCGCTTTTTTACACCCAGTCTTCAGCCCGGATGTGTACGTTTCAATGGAGAACCCTGCGGCTCTCTCCGATCCTGATCCGGTCCAGCGCCCGGTTTAATGCGTCTAAGGCATCGAGGAGGGCTTTCGCCTCAGATTCTCGGCCATCACCCCACAGACGCTCAGCCATTTTATTCAAGGCTTGGATAGAGCGCTCTATCTCAGCGGCGGTCACCGCAGCCTGACTTTCCGGCTTTTTCTTCGGCATTTTCAGAACTTCTGATACTCAGGCCACAATCCAGCTACACCAGGTTCGCATTCCAGACCAGCAGCACTCGAGCCTGGATGAAGGTCTCATCGGCCCTGATCGTCTGCGGCGGATGCCTTTCGTTATCGGAAAGCATCTTGATCTGATCATCGCCGATCCACTGAAGGCGCTTGATGTAGAGATGGCCTTCCCAGGAGAACATGTAGATCCCATCGCCGACGAATTCACGAATGCTGACGTCGACAAGCAACGGGTCGCGGTGCTTTATCGTCGGCGCCATCGATTGTCCCCAGCCTGTCACCATCTTCAGGTGGAAGTGCTCTTTGAACTCAACGCCCATCTCGCGCAAATGCTGGGGGCTGACGCGCACGTCCTGAAACATCTCGGGGTAGTCGTGGGGGATCTGCCCGCCGCCCATCGCCGCGCGGACGTCATAATGCGCGATCCATACCTCGTCACCCACAGCGCCAGGTCGGTAGAAGTCAACCTCGATAACGCCACCACTTTCGTCGGCTTCCGCAGCAGCAAGCAGCCGCCTCCGCGCATCTTCGGACAGGCGTTTCCCTTGAGTGGCGAGCATGCTCCGAACTACTTCTGCTGCCGAAAGCGCGGGGGCGTCAGTGGCGCCTTTTTCAATCTCGGTGAGTTTTGAAAAACTGGGTTCATCACCAGCGCCATGCTGAAGCCATTCGATCTTCACGCCTAGCGCATCAGCTACGGCACTCATCTTGGCAGGCCCGGGGAGGGACTCACCATTCAGCCATTTGCTCGATGCCTTTGGCGTAACTTTAGCTATTTCGGCGAGGCGAGCGCCGGCCCCCCATTGATCAATGCCATGGGCGGCTAAGGCTTTTTTCAGCCGGATGACAAATGCAGCGCGAATATCTTCTATGTGAACCATAGGTTCAGCATCGCATGTCCTTGCATGTACTTTCAGTTCCGACATAATATGTACCGCAAGTTCATATTTGACTCGGAGGCCTCATGCGGCCGCTCAAGAAATCGATCGATGATGCTGGCGGCGTCCCTGCCGTGGCCTTGGCCTGCGGGAAAACTCCGAGAGCTATTTACAAATGGCTGGTGGCGGGTTCACTGCCGCGCACCGAGTACACGGGCGAAACCCAATACGCAAAAAAAATTGCCGAATTAGCAGCTGCGAAAGGCAAGCCGTTCGAAGCCGATTGGCTCCTCGCTGAAGCTCATCCCAAAAAATCAGTTGCTTAAGCCGCTGACCAAATGATCGCCCAGACACTGTCGGGCATCCACGGAAACAAAATTGAGGTTTTACGAATGGAAGATTTCTTGAGGGCTTGCCACACCACCATCAAGGAAAGCGGGGCAGAAGAGCTGGCCGGGAAAATGTGCATGGCGCACGTGAGCCTGCTCCAGCGATCGAACCCGGACAACGCGGCGCATCACCTGACCATCGAACATTTGTTTGGCGTGCTGCTGCACACACAAGACATGCGCCCGCTGATGGCGCTCGCTGATCAGTTCGGCTTTGACCTGGTGGCGCGCGAGAAGCCGACCGCCAAACCGTTGATGGCCGCATTGGGCCTGCTGTCCGCCGAGTGCGGTGACGTTGGCCGATTGATTTTCGATGCTGCGGCGGACAACCACATCAGTCAGCACGAAAAAGCCCAAGGCGAGAAAGCAATCCTTGAAGCAATCGACGCGCTGCAGGTCCTGCGCGAATCGCTAAAGGCTGCCTGAATTTCAGGCACAAAAAAGCCGGGCTGCAACCCGGCTCTTTCAACAACTTGTAAAACACAGTGGGGCCATTATGAACACGATCGTCGCTCCAAGCAATACGGTCACCATGTCGAGCCGGGAGATCGCCGATCTCACCGGCAAGCAGCACAAGGACGTCATCCGTGACATCCGTGTGATGCGCAAGGCGCTGGCAGACGATGGCGCAGATTTGCGCCATCTTCGGGAGTCCAAAGACGGGCGGGGTTACACCGCTGAATTCCACCTTGACCGCGTCCTGACTGAAACCCTGTTGACCGGCTACAGCATTCCACTTCGTCATCGTGTCGTGACACGTTTGAGCGAACTGGAAAACGTGTCGCGACAGGCTGTCACGATTCCGCAATCCCTTCCCGAAGCCCTCCGTCTTGCCGCTGATCTGGCAGACAAGAACGATGAGTTGCAGCGCCTGATTTCAGACCAGGCGCCGAAGGTAGCCGCTATTAAACGACTCGCAGCGGCTGGCGGCGCTATTTGCATCACTGATGCCGCCAAGCAGTTGGGGCTGGCACCTGCGCGCCTGTTTGCATGGCTTGAACAGCATCGCTGGATATTCAGGCGCCACGGGTGCAAGCGTTGGGTTGCCTATCAGCCGCGCATCACCTCCGGGCATATGACTCACAAGGTCACGGCATTGAAGCCGAACCCAGAGACCGGGATTGAGCGCGCTGCATTCGACCCGATGGTCACCCCGAAAGGCCTTACACGCCTCGCTGAACTCATGCAGGAGGCCGCGTAATGGCCGGCGACTGGATCAAATTCGAACTCACCACTCTGGATAAACCTGAGGTTTGCCAAATTGCTGACCTGGCCGACATCGATCCTGATGCTGTGGTCGGCAAACTGATGCGCGTGTGGGGCTGGTTCGACCAGCAAACAGAAAATGGTAACGCTCCGAGCGTTAGCAAAAAGTTACTCGATCGCCTGGTTGGCTTTATCGGCTTCTGCGAGCACATGAAGTCGGTCGCTTGGATGATCGAACTTGACGGTGTGATCAGTCTTCCGCATTTCGACCGTCACAACGGGAAGACCGCTAAAAACAGGCTTCTCACGGCAAAGCGCGTTGCGAATCACAAGGCGAGCAACGGAAAAAGTAACGCTGCGAACGTTAGCGGCGCGTTACCTAAAGAAGATGTAGAGAAGAATAAAGAACCTCTCTCTGCGCAGGATCGTGTCGATCCTCGCATGCCCAGCGAAATGACCCTCGACTGGGTGCCGGATAAAACACTGCTGAAAACCTACGCCTTGCACCGCGCGCTGTCGCTGGACCTGTTCACCGAGGAAGTTCGCGTTGCATTTACTGCTCACTACGAGCCTCAGCACCAGGTCAACACCCAGGCTGAATGGGTGGGCATGTTGGTCAAGTGGGTCAACAACGACAAGGTCCGGGCCGCTGCATCGAACGTGAAGCAGTTCAAGCCGAAGCAGGCGCCTGCATCCGACTTCGACGATGACGATACCGAATGGCAGAACGGGGTGAGGCCATGAAGACCGTCTCCGTGATTGCCCAGGACCTGTGGACGAAGGCCCATTCAGGTGAGTTCATCGCTGCGAGCGACACTATCCCGGTCGCCAATGAAACCGACAGCACGTTGGTGGTCGCCATCAATGAGTTGTTCAAGGAACTGCGTTCGATCCGTTCAGCGTGGCGCCAGGCTTGGCCGGACCAAGAAACCTATCGCGCTTCCAAGCGGCAATGGTTCCAAGCGTTCCTCGAGGAGGGTATCTGCACTCAGGGTCAGATCGATTTCGGAATGACCCAGGTGCGGAAGCAGCCCGGTGACTTCATCCCAAGTCCGGGCCAGTTCATCGAATGGTGCAAGCCAACCCCCGAAATGCTTGGCCTGCCGCCGCTTGCCGCCGCACACCGCGAAGCCTGCCGCAATGCGCATCCGGGCATGGCGGGGCAAGGCAAGTGGTCGCACGACGCGGTCTGGCACGCAGCCAAGGAGTGCGGGTTTGAAAGCCTGAACAAGCTCGACGCCGCGCTCAGCCTCAAGCTGTTCGATCGCAATTACACCATCACTATTCGCCGCTTGCTGGCTGGATTGCCGCTTCAGGCAATGCCCAAGGCGTTGCCTGCGAGGGAGCAAGCGAAGGCGAACCCGGAAGTCGGAAAGGACGCCTTGGCCAATCTGCGCGCCAAGCTGGGCGGTGCTCGTGCCTGACTCTCGACTCGTACCGACGAACCCCGCCGAGTACCGCTTCGCCGTGTACAGCTGCGGTTACAAGTTGGACCTCACTGATAAACCTGATCGCGCTGTGGCCTTGTTCGAGCATCCCACAGCCGCCCAGAAATTCGGCTGCCTGATGTGGCCGACCACCTTTGAAGTTATCGATGACGTCACTGGAGAAAAGGTATGAACGAAATCCTGACCCACCTGTGGCTCGGCTTCATGTTGATCACCTCCGGTGGCGCTCTCGAAGCCTGCCGCCGTCTTGATCGCCGGTACCGGATTGCGCGAGGTGAGCGTAAATGACGCCTGCCGCTCCGAAGCTGTTCAAGCAAAAGCCCGTGCGCGCCAAGTCAATCGACCGCGAAGGCCTCGAGCAGGCCGCGCTCATCGCTGAGCTGCGCATCCGCATGCCCGAGGTGGCAGACCTGATCTATCACGTCCCAAATGGTGGGCACCGTCACAAGGCCGTTGCGGCAAGGCTGAAGCAGCAGGGCGTGGTGGCCGGTATCCCTGACCTGGTGCTGACCATGGCGCGCGGCGGCTACTTCGGCCTGTACGTAGAGTTCAAGGCTACGCCACCGAACGATGCCGCTATCTCGGCCAGCCAGCACGAGCGCATTCGTAAGCTGAACGAGCAGGGTTATCTCGCCGTGGTGTGTCGTGGCCACTTCGATGCGGTGGAGCAGATCCGCGCCTACCTGCGCATGGCACCGACCGTGGTGGCCGCATGAGTAGCGCCGCGGTGAAGATGTCCGACGCCGAAATCAAACGGCAAGCCGCCAGCGCCGTGCGCGATCTGCGCGACACCGACAATCGCGGCCTTTACCTGCGCTTCAACAAGGATCGTGCCCGGGCTTCGTGGTACCTGGTGCTCAAGGGGAAATGGAACCTCGTCGGCAACTTCCCTGACCTCAACACCAAGCAGGTGGTCGCGGCGCTGCCGGCGATTCGCCTGCGGCTTGATGCCGGCGCTGGCTCCAACCTGTCGAAGTGGGTTCTGACGGGTGAGCTGCTGGACTGGTATGCCGACCGGATGGCCCGCGACCGTAGCCTGTCGAGCAAGCGCAAGAAGACGGGCGCATCACTGATCAAGTGCCACCTGAAGCCGCTGCTGGGCGCTGTGCCGTTGGCCTCAATCGACAAGGCCACCCTAGACGATCAGTTCATGTGGCCTGCGCAGGAATCCATCGGTATCGATTACGTGCGTTCTGCGTTCCAGCTGCTGGCCCTGGCATTCCGCCAGGCGTTCAAGCTTCGGCTGATCGCGGCCAACCCGATGAAGGACGTCAAATTTAGCGACTTCTCCAAAGCCAAGGTCGGTGTGAAGCCGTCCCGGTTGCGGGTGACCCAGCTTCAGGACCTGATTGCTCTACTGCGGGATGCCATGGCCAGCGCCCCGGCGGATGCAATGCTTGCTCTGATGATGCTCTGCCACGGCACCCGCATCGGTGAGACCCGTCAGGCCCAGTGGTCGCACATCAGCCTGGCCGAGCGCGAGTGGTTCATTCCGGCCGAGAACACCAAGACCGGCGTCGAGCATCACCTGCCGCTGACCGACCAGGTACGCCAGTTGCTGATGACTTATCGCGAAACCCAGTGGGCGAGCGGCTATGCCGGTCAGTACCTGTTCCCATCACGCAATGGCAAGGCGCTCAGTGACGGTCAGGCCAGTGCCGTGTTCACCCGACTGGGGCAGGGTGAGTGGACCAGTCATGACCTGCGCAAGGTGGCCCGCACCGGCTGGGCAGACATCGGCGTCGATCACCTCATCGGTGAACTGCTGATCAACCACGCCATGGGCCACAACGTGAAGGTGTACATCCAGTCAGACGTGATGAGCCGCAAGCGTGAGGCGTTGGATCGGTGGTGCGCGTATCTAGATGCGAAGGGCTTCAAACGTATTCACGCGTTGACCGGCTTTAGATCGGGAGATTCTGGTAATGCCCCGAAAGCCGCAGAACGTAAGGCCTGCGAGGCCATTCAAGAAACAACCATAGGCGAGGTTTAAAAATGGATAAAAAGACTCATGGCCCCGCCTTTGTGCGCTGCCTGATCCCGCTCACCGACTGCCCGTCCTGTGCCGGGAAGGGGGTCATCCGAGGCGTGTTTCACCAACTCGACTGCATTGGTTGTCATGCCTCAGGCCTGGTGCACGTGGTAACGCTTGAGCCTTTGCCGGTGGATGACCTGGTGGTGCAGCTGGGCATGTTGCTGCGTCGGGAGCGCCACCTTGCAACCCTCGCTCCGGCGGCGAACAGCACCGTCGAGCAGTACCAGCAGAACAACAGCCGCGGTGCCGGCCGCTCGTCTTTCAAGGGGGATTGATTCATGGCGAGAACAAAGAGCTTCACCGAGCGCACTGCTGAAGACCTGCTGGAGCATTGGGGCCGCTGGGTCGTGCTGGGTTCCGGCGTGTCCTGCTGCGCGTCCCGGGAGAACGCGCTGCACAACCCGATGATCACCGATGACGATGCACTGATGATCGATGGTTTGATGGGCCGACTGCTCAAGCGCTACCCTGAGTGTGGCAACGTGCTGATGAAGTACTACACCGCCCGCGACAAGGCGCTGGTAGATGTCGGCAAGAAACTTGGCTTCGGCGAAGAGAAGACCCGGCAGCTCTGGAAGGCTGGTGTTGCCTGGATCGATGGCGCGCTAGAATCGAGAAGACAAGCGGCTTAACAAAATTTCTGTTTTTTGGGCGCAAACCGATTTGTTGAAGGATCCCTTTTTATGGAAAACGTTTACAAGTATTTGGGGGCAGAGCGGAGTGCGTTCTTAGAAAATGGCTTATTGAGGTTTACTCAAGCGGCAGCTCTAAATGATCCATATGAGTGTTTGGCTGCTTTTCCAGACTCATCTCCCCAAGAGTTGGCAGCGGAGGTGTTCTCCCGGGTTCTAGAGCATGTCGGATACAAAGCAAGTGATAGTGAGGAAGAGAGGTTGAAGAAGTCTCGAGAAATTGGCGAGGCTTTCAATCGCATCAAAAGGGTGATGATTGATGAACCGTGGCGCTACAGAGATTTTACGCTTGATTTGAACCATAGGCGAATCAATGAAGGACTTGGGATCTTATCCCTTTCACGCCGTTGGGATAGCGCCTTGATGTGGTCTCATTATACAAAAACATATTCGGGATTTTGCGTCGGTTTTCGGCGCGATCATGATTTTTTTAAAGAAATAACAGATTTTGATGGGCCTCGCAGAACTGCATTGTTACCTGTGAAGTATCGTCGGGATAGAACGATAATGGCCAAACGGCTACCGGACAATTCCGGGTTGGATGTCTTTGTTACTAAGTCGGTAGACTGGGCCTATGAAGAGGAGGATAGGTTGTTAGCCATGCTCCAAGACGCTAATAAAATAATTGAGGCAAAACCTTATAATTTGCATCTGTTTAAAGTGCCATTTGAAGCAATCTCGGAAGTTATAGTTGGGCACAATGCACCTGAGAGCTTGCGAATCGATGTGGTTGAAGTCGGAAAAAAGCTGGGCATACCCGTTTACAGAACCCAATTATCAGCAAGGTCGTTCGATGTAGATCGAAGCATACTCAAAGGTGGAATATGTTTTTGAGTCTGCTGCTTGACAGGCCCGGGGACGATCGATAGATTTCAGTTACTTTGCGGTTTTTCCGCGAGCAAAGCCCGACCCTGAGTTGGGCTTTTTGCTTTCTACAGTTCTTCGAGCCTCGGCATTTGCCGGGGCTTTTTAGTTTTCGGCTCCACCACACCCATTGCTCCGAGCTGGGAGTGCTGCTGGAGCCGATTCATATCCGCAGGCGCAAGACTGAAACGCAAAACCTGTACTCACCCAGGAGTGCAACATGAGCACAACCGTGCGCTGCAAAATGATCTGCCACAACATTTGGCCGCAAGTTGAAACAGAACCTGAAGGCCAGCAACGTGTGCGCCTTGGTGCCGTGTGGTCGGCTGATCCGTGCGAAGAAAATGCAATTTTCGGAAAGCTCACCCCGTATGGCGAAATCCAACTGAGCATTACTGCGCAGGTCGCGGCCAAGCTTGAAATCGGTTCCGAGTACTACATCGATATACACAAGGCTGAATAACCAATTCGCCGCTGCTCCCCAGCGTTTGGCCGGTAACACCGGCCTTTTTTATTTCAATCATGCCCACGGAGTAGCGCGCATGGAGTTTCTACAGCGCCTGTTCGACAAACTCGACTGGGCATTTGCCGGTCTGTTGGGTGCCATCGCTGCCAGCTTTTGGCATCGGGATGACCTCGTTGACCGAAAGGCGTGGGCCATCTTCATCTTCTCTGGTGCTGTTTGTGCCCACTATCTGACAGGTCTCATCAGCGCCTATCTGGGAGTGGTTGAGCCACGCAGCGTTGCTGGCATCGGCTTTCTGCTTGGTACTTTTGGTGGGTCGCTGATCGCCGCGATCACCAGGGCAATCAAAGCTGCCGACCTATGGGCGTTCATTCGCCAACGGTTCGGCGGGGGCAATCCACCATGAACCTTGAACTGATCAACTCTATCGCGTGCGGCCTGATCTCCCTTTGGGCGACCTGGTGCGTACTGAGCGGGAAGGTAAGGGATGGCATTCTCGGCAAACTCATCTATTCCGCTATTGCCATCAGCGGCTTCGTGGTAATGGCGCGTAACCAGAACATCTTCTTTGGCCCGACTACTGCCGGATTGACGCTCCATGTATCACTGGCCCTGGCTGGTATACGGCACATCTTCATGGTCACCTGGTGGCTTACGGTCAAAGCTTGGTTGTGTCGCACCTTGAACTGCGAGCACTGCATGGGTTGCGACAAAACCACGCCCAAGCCTATTGATCGCCACAAACACAGGTGAAGGCAAATGCTTAAGATCGATGCTCGTACCAATGTGGAGGAGCTTTCCAAGGCTCTGCGCACGGTAGGCAGCAAGCAGATTCCTTTTGCATTCGCGTTGATGGCCACACGCTTGGCGATGCTAGTTAAGCAGGGTGAGCTCTCGGTAATGAGGGCTCGCCTCGATAGACCAACCGCAACGACGATGAATAGCCTTTATGTGAAGGCCGCGAAGAAAGGCAACCCTGAAGCGCGTACGTTCTTCAAGGATGCGTGGACATCGGGTGTACCTGCTGACACTTACCTGCAACAGCCTGTGAAGGGCGGTCGTCGACCACATAAGCGTTTCGAGAAAGCACTGATCGGCAAGGGCATCATGAAGCCAGGTCAGTACGCAATTCCCGCAGCATCAGCGCTCAATCAATTCGGCAACGTACCGCGCGGCACGATCATGAAGATCCTGTCGGGCCTTGGCGCGGCCGAGACTGTTAGTGGTGTGCAGGCCAACGCCACTGGCAGCAAGCGCAGTAAGCGCAAGGGCAATGCCCAGAAGTATTTCGCAGGTGATGTCGATGGTACCCAAGGTATTTGGGAGAGGAAGAAGACCGCGTTCGGTGATGCCGTTCGCCCTGTCTTCATCTTCAGTGAGGGCGAGCCTGGGTATCGAGTGATCGTTCCGTTCTACAAGATCGCAGACAACATCGTGAAGGCGAACCGAGCGAAGGAATTCGCCAGCGCGATGGATCAGGCACTGTCCACAGCCCGGGGCTGACGGTCAGGGCCAGGGGGTACCCCCCCTTTGGGTCCTTCCCGGGGCCCCAACCCCTTGCGGGTAATTCGGGCCCCGCCCATCAAACATGTATGACCTTTTTTCAGAGGTTGGTTGTTGTTTAATCATGGCCAAAAACGAAACAACCAAGCAGCGCGGATGGTTGAACAAATCCGAGATGGCTTCCAGCCTGGGGATTTCTCCGCAAGCCTTTGACAAATGGGGAGTTGCGCCTGTCGCGCGGCTCGGTCGCGAGGCGTTCTACACGGTACAGAACGTGGTCGAAAACCGCGTTGAACACTCGCAGCGGAAACAACAACCAGCGGGTGAGGGGACCGAAGGTCTCGATCCGCTGATCGAGTACAAGCTGCTCGAGGAGCGCCGCGGTCTCACCGCCGCCCAGCGGATCGCTCAGGAGAAAAAGAACCTGGTCCTGGACAAGCAGCTGGTGCCAGTCCCGTTTGCCACATTTGCCCTTGCCAAAATCGCCGCACAGATCGGCTCGAAACTCGACACCGTCGGCAAGACCGTTACTCGGCGTCACCCAGAGGTTGACCCTCGAATCATCGAGTCGGTGGAGCGGGAGATTGCGCTTGCTCGAAATATTGCCGCCAGTTTTGGTGAGCAACTTCCGGAATTATTAGATGAGTACGTTGAGTCCGTGGCTGAATGATCTTCGCAAGTCGATCAAGCTAGGACTCCAGGCGCTCTACAAAGAACCACCGCAAACGGCAGTCGAGTGGGCCGACGCTAATTTCTATATGTCCGCCGAGTCCTCGTACAACGAAGGCAAGTGGACGACCGAGCCGTTTCAGGTTGCGATCCTGAACAGCATGGGCAACGACCTGATCAACGTCGTCAACTTCATCAAGTCGGCGCGGATCGGTTACACCAAGTTGTTGATGGCGAACATCGGCTACAAGATCCAGCACAAACGCCGCAACGTCATGATGTGGAGCCCGACCGACCCGGACGCCGAGGACATCAGCAAAAGCCACGTCAATGGCATGATCCGCGACGTACCTGCGCTGGGCGATCTGGCTCCGTGGTTCGGCCGCAAGCACAGCGACAACACCCTCGACCAGAAGATATTCGCGAACCGGCGGACACTCTGGATCAGGGGCGGAAAGGCATCACGCAACTACCGTGAGAAATCCGCCGACGAAGTTATCTACGACGAGCTCTCGAACTTTGACGAAAGCATCGAAGGCGAGGGCGCGCCGATTACCCTGGGCGACAAGCGACTTAACGGTGCTATCTACCCGAAGTCAATTCGCGGCTCAACGCCGAAACGAGTCGGCTCCTGCCAGATCACCAAGGCCGTCGAAGAGTCGCCCTACCTGCTCAAGTTCCACATCAACTGTCCGCACTGCCGACAGGAGCAGTCGCTCAAATGGGGCGGCAAGGATTGTGAGTTCGGCCTCAAGTGGGAAAAGAACGCGCTCGGTGAGGCCGAGAAAGCCTGGTACGTGTGCGAGCACGCTGCCTGCGTCATCTGGCATAACGAAATGGTCGAGGTTTCCAAGACCGGGCGGTGGATCTGCGAGCACACCGGCATCTGGACACGGGATGGCATGGACTGGTTTGGGGTTGATGACGAAATCATCCGCACCCCGCGCTCGGTCAGCTTCAGTATCTGGGCGATCTACAGCACCTGGAGTACGTGGCTCAGCCTGGCTGAAGAATGGCTGAAGGTGAAAGGCGACGTATCGAAGCTGATCACCTTCATCAACACCACGCGCGGCGAAACTTGGGACGACGACCAGGGCGAGAAGCTCGACTCCGAAGTTCTGTACGGTCGCCGTGAAGTTTATCCGCAGGTACCGGCTCTCGGACTGGTCCTTGTTGGTGGCATCGATACTCAAGACGACCGTTTCGAAGGGCGGGTATGGGCGTTCGGTCCGGGCGAGGAAGCGTGGTTGGTTCACCGCTTCATCCTGATGGGCGACCCTGCCAGTGAAGAGCTCCGCCGTAAGGTAGGGCTTGAGTTGCACCGGCAGTTCACCCGGGTCGATGGCACCGTCATGAAGGTTGAGCGCTGGACGTGGGACGCCGGCGGCCACTATGCGGATGAGGTCTACGCCGAGAGCCGCAAGCACGGCGTGCAATGGGTTGTGCCAATCCGTGGTGCGACCATCTATGGCAAGCCGATCGCGAACTTCCCGCGCACGAAGAACAAGGTGCACAAGGTCTTCCTCACCGAGGTCGGTACCGACAACGCCAAGGAGCTGCTCTACAGCCGGATGGGGCTCCCCGTCGATACGGCTGCTTCCCAGGCGGGCGTGTCTCAGCCCGGGGTGGTTCACCTTCCGGCCAACGACGCGATCTGCGACGAGTCGGAGGTGAAGCAACTCACCTCAGAAAAGAAGAAAGCAGCCATTTCTAAAGGTAAGCGCGTGATGCGCTGGGACAGCGGCGGCCGCCGAAACGAGGCGCTCGACTGCTTCGTGTACGCGCTCGCTGCGCTACGTATCTGCCAACAGCGTTTCGGGCTTGATCTCGATCTGCTGGTTGCTGCTGTCACTGGCGGCAATGAACCGGACGCTGAAGAACGGCCGCGGAAGAAATCCTCTCACTGGAATAAAAACTGATGGCCTACACGATCGAGCAATACAGCGCCCTGCAGGCGGCCATCGCCGAAGGGGCGTTGTCGGTCCGCTATGCCGACAAGAGCGTCTCCTACCGATCACTCGACGAGATGATGCGGATCCTAAAGTTGATGGCTACCGAGCTGGGGCTGAATGCCTGCCACGACGGCGGACGCCGTTACACCTCATTCTCAAAGGGGTACTGACATGGGGATGATTGATGATCTGTTCCCCGGTCTGGCGGCGAAGCGTTCGGAAATGCGGTTGAAGAAACTGCGTACCGACCTGGCGATGGATGTGATCAAACGTCGATTTGAAGGTGCTGCTGGTGGCCGTCGGAACGAAGGTTGGCGTAGTGCTGGTACTGATGCCAACGCCGAGAACGCTCCCGCGCTTGCCGTGCTACGCAACAGGGCGCGGGACATGCGCCGGAATAATCCTTACGCCGAACGTGCCGTAACCGGCATCGCCGACAACGTAGTGGGCGCTGGCATCGTTCCTCGTCCGATGGGAAAGGATCGCGATAACAAATCACTGGTCGCTCTCTGGAAGGCCTGGGCAGAAACCACTCTTTGCGATGCTGATGGCTTGGAGAATTTCTACGGTCTGCAGCACAAAATCATGGAGACGGTTGCGGAGTCTGGTGAGTGCTTGCTTCGCCGCCGTCGCCGGTTCAGCTCCGATGGCCTGCCGGTGCCCTTACAGCTTCAACTTCTTGAGTCTGATTTCCTCGATGAGAGCAAAGCCGACATCGTCGGTTTGAACAGGATCATCCAAGGCATTGAGTTCGATGCGCTCGGCCGTCGAGTGGCCTATTGGTTGTTCGACGAGCACCCTGGAGGGAATCGTGTTTGGGGCTCAATGCAGTCAAAGCGCGTCCCCGCAGAAGACGTCATACACATCTTCCTGCCGAAGCGGCCAGGGCAAGCCCGTGGTTACACCTGGTTTGCCCCCGTCATGCAGCGCATGCGCAGCTTCGACGAGATGGAAGATGCGGTCATGGAGCAGGCGAAGATTGCTTCTTGCTTCGCCGCATTCATCACCAAGGATGAAAACAATGGAACTCCCGGCATCAAAAAGCCGCCGCTGTTGGATCGCGTCGAGCCCGGGATTATTCAGGAGTTGGGATTTGGCGAGAGCGTGAGCTTCGGCACACCACCGTCCTTCAACGGATACACAACCTACTCCTGGCAGCAATTGCACGCCATGGCTGTTGGCCTGGGAATTCCTTACGAACTGCTGACAGCTGACCTTAAGGGTGTGAACTTTTCGAGCGGTCGGTTGGGCTGGCTGCACTTTGCACGACGTGTCGATGTTTGGCAGTGGCGAATGCTGATCCCGCAACTTTGCGATCCGGTCTGGCGCTGGTTCATGGAGGGGCAGGTACTGCTGCCAGCCGGTGTTCGCGATGACGTCAAAGCGCAGTGGGTTCCGCCGCGCCGGGACATGGTCGACCCGAAAACCGAAACCGACAACGTCAAGGATCGCGTCCGCAACGGATTGACTACTTGGCCAGATGCGCTCCGCGAGCTGGGTGTCACCGATCCAAAACAACACGCGCAAGACATCGCCGATTCCAACGCTTTGATCGACAGCCTAGGCCTTGTCCTCGACTGCGACCCTCGCATGGTTGCGGCTGCCGGCGCGGCCAGTCAGCCGCCAATTACTGAAGAGAAAACCGACGATGGCAACTCAGAACCAGTCGACGACAAACAAGACGCATGAGACGCCGATGCTTAGCCTGCGCGCTGCCGTGAGGGATGGGTCGGTAGACGTCGAGGCGCGAACTGTTGAACTGACCTGGACTACCGGCGCAAAAGGGCGCCGCTGGTCTTGGGATGTCGGCAGTTACATGGAAGAGCTTGAAGTCAGCGAAGACGCTGTCCGGCTGGATCGCCTCAATAACGGGGCTCCATTCCTAAATGCCCATAACTCCTACGAGTTGGACGACGTGATTGGCGTCGTCGAAAAGGCTTGGATCGATGGGGCTGAAGGGCGAGCCCTGGTCCGCTTCAGCAAGCGCGACGACGTTGAGAAGATTTTCAAGGACGTCCAAGACGGGATCCTTCGCAACATTAGCGTCGGCTATGCGGTTCACCGATATGAGGTGACTGAAAACGCCGACGACAAGCTACCGACATACCGAGCTGTCGATTGGGAGCCCATGGAGTTGTCCCTGGTGCCGATCGGCTTTGACGACGGTGGAAAGTTCCGAAGCGCCAAGACTGCCGAAGATTACAAAGGGCAGCGATTCAACACCATTTTCGAAGTTCGGGAGGCAACTACGCCATCCGGAAAAACGGCCGCCGTGCCTACGACCCAAGAGGAAGATGCAATGACCGAAGAAGAGAAGCGCGCGGCGGAAGAAGCGAAACGCGCTGGCGAAGAAACCATTCGCCGTGAATCCGCTGAAGCTGAGCGCAAGCGCAGCCTGAGCATCCGTACCATGGCTCGGAAGGTGAATCTCAACGACGATGCCTTTATCGACGATCTTGTCGAGCGAGGCGTATCGGTTGCGGATGCCAGCACTGCACTGATCGACAAGATCGCCGAAACCCAAACCCAAAATCAGGGCCAGTCCCGCAACAGTCAACAGACTATGGTCACCGGCGGTCTGGACGTCACTGTCCTGAACGCCAAGCGCTTGGCTATGCAGAATGCGCTGCTGCACCGTTGCGATACCAAAGTGGTGCTTGAAGAAGCTGGTCGTGAGTTCCGTGGCATGCGCCTGGTTGATATGGCTCGTGAGTTTGTCGAGATGGCCGGAGGTAACTCCCGCGGGATGACTCCGCAGGAACTGGCTCGCGCGGCTTTGGGCTGTGACCGTCAAGCCGTCCGGGCTGCGGGGATGCATACCACCAGCGATTTTCCGTTGCTGCTGGGTAGCACCGTCAACCGAACCTTGCGTGATGCTTACACCACCGCCCCGCAAACCTGGCGCCCACTGGGTCGTCAAACCACGGTTCCGGACTTCCGCGCGGTGACCCGTGCAGCACTTGGCGATATTTCCGCCTTGGATCAAGTCAAGGAGCACGGCGAGTACAAGTACCGTACGCTGGCTGAAGACGGCTCTCCAATCAAGGTCGCCAAATACGGCAACATCATCGCTATCACCTGGGAAACCATCGTGAACGACGATCTCGGGGCTTTGACGCGTATCCCTGCTGCGTTTGGCGTCGCGGCTGCGTCGACCGAATCGAACGTAGTCTGGGCTCTGTTACTGGGTAACCCGAACTACATCGACGGCAACCCGATCTTCGATGCCTCTCACGGCAACGTTGCTGGTGGCGGTGGTGCGATCAATACCACCACTCTGGCCGCCGCTCGCTCTTCCATGCGCAAGCAGAAGACCAAGGCTGGCGAGTTTCTGAACTTGGCGCCTGAATACCTCGTTGTCGGTCCTGACAAAGAACTGGAAGCCTTTCAGTTCACCAGTTCGGTCTATGTGCCAGCGAAGAATGCCGACATCAACGATGTCCGCAACGCTTCGCTGACCGTGATTGTCGATGCTCGCATCACCGGTAACCAGTGGTACCTGTACGCCGCTCCGGGCGCGGTCGACACGTTCGAATACGCCTACCTCGAAGGCGAGCAGGGCGTGTTCACCGAAACTCGCGAAGGTTTCGAAGTCGACGGTATGGAGATCAAAGCACGCCTCGTGTTCGGTGCTGCGTGGATCGATTACCGCGGCGCGTACAAAAACCCAGGCGCTTAACTTGCCAGTTTGATCTGAACCCAAAAGGGCGCCGCACGGCGCCCTTTTTGATTTCCAGTTTCTGTCTCTAAAGGGGACCTTGCATGAAGACTTTCATTCAGCCTGGCGATTGCCTGACTATTCCTGCTCCGGCCGGTGGCACCAACTCGGGCGAGCTCTACAAAGTTGGTTCGATCATTGGCGTTGCGGCCACCACCGAAGTAGCAACTGCACCCGTGGTGCTGAAGCTTGATGGCGTGTTCGGCCTCACCAAGGTGAGTGCCCAGGCTTGGGCCATCGGCGATCTGATCTACATGAACACCACCAGCCGCTCCCTGACCAACGTGTCGGCCACCGGCTTGGTGCTCGTGGGGGTCGCTACTGAAGTGGCTGCCAACCCATCCGCGACCGGCGCCTGCCGCCTCAACGGCGTATCTGCTCCGGCGCCGGTGTAATGGGCTGGGCCTCTATGGCCCAGCGCATGCTCGGCGTGTCGATCCGCACCTTCAGTGAGCCTACGGCCGCCATCGATCCTGATGGCGCCGTGTACTGGCTGACGGACGGAGCCGCGCCCGGCGTGGCTCTGGCCCAAGCCGTGTTTGATACGGCTCACGTCTCCGTTGATCCGGATACGGGAGCGCCGGTATCGAGCAACAACCCGATCCTCGGCGTACGCCTGATCGATCTGCCGAACAAGCCAACCAGCCGGGACAAGGTCCAGGCCCGCGGTGAGCTGTACACCATCAGCGACGTTCAGGCTGACGGTGTAGCCGGCGTCACGATCATCCTTCGGAAGGCCTGAATATGGCTCATCCACGAGAACTGATTCGCAAGCAGGCTGTTGCGGTCCTGCTCGGCGCGACCAATGCGGGGAGCAGCGTCTATGCCAGCCGCGTGGCACCGCTGATATCGAACGAATGGCAGAGCGACCTCCCCGCGATCATCGTTTACACGATGGACGAGTCGGGCGAGATCTTTAACCAGGCACCTCGCGAGTACATGCGCAAGGTCGAGTTGGTGGTGGAGATTCACGCCGAAGGCAACGGTGCGCTGGACGACACCCTCGACACGTTGGCCCGTCAGGTTGAGCGCCTGCTGCTGATGGACGACACCCTCGGCGATACCGTCAACGATCTGCAGTACCTGCGTTCTCGCATGGTACTGCTCGATCAGTCGGAGCAACTGACCGGCGCCTGCCGCCTCATCTTCGAGGCGTCGTATCTGGACCGTCACCCTGACGACCTTTTCAACGAAACACTTCCCGACTTCAACACGCTGGGCACCGAGTACAGCTTGGATAACGCCCAGCCCAACCCGCCGGATCGTGCCAAAACGATCATCGAGGACCTGAATCCATGACAACCCGAGTGCAGGTTATTCCCGTCGAGGGTCGCCTGGTGCGGATCCCCGGCACCTACGAGGCCCTGCCCGCAGGTGGCAAGACGTTGGAACTCAACAGTTACTGGCTCCGCAAGAAGGCAGCCGGGGACGTCGAATTCAAAACTGAACAGCCTGTTGATCAGGCCCTGATCCCAAAAGGTGAGAAACAATGAGCATCGGATTCGACACCATCCCTGGGCCTGGATCGCTGCGCAAGCCGGGCGTCTATAGCGAGATCGACAACAGCCAGGCCGTGCGCGGCCCGCAGTCGGTCACCTATCGACGCTTGTTGATCGGCCAGAAGTTGGCCGCTGGTTCGGCCGTGGCCAACACCATGGTTCGCGTGACCAGCGCTCCTCAGGCCGACACGCTGTTCGGCGCGGGCTCGATGCTTGCCGGCATGGTTCGCGCTGCTCTGGCCATCGACACTTACACCGAACTGCAGGTGATGCCGCTGATCGACAATGTCGCCGGCGTAGCTGCTACCGGTACTCTGATTTTCACTGGACCGGCCACTGGCTCAGGCACCATTGAACTGATGATTGCTGGCCGCCGTGTGTCGGTCGGGGTCATCAGCGGTGACGCTGCCACCGCCATTGCGACGGCTGCTGCTGCCGCGATCACCGCCGCTGCTGATATGCCAGTGACTGCCGTCGCCGCTACGGGCACCGTCACGCTGACCAGTCGCCACAAAGGCGAGGCAGGTAACAGCCTCAATGCGCGGGTGAACTACTACGCTGGGCAGACCCTGCCTGCCGGTGTCGGCGTCACTGCCTCGGCGTTTACGAACGGGGCAGGTAACCCGGTGCTGGATACTGCACTGGCCACCCTCGGCGACGAGTGGCTGCATACCTGGGCTGTGCCGTACACCGATGGGGCGAGTCTGGCCAGCATCAAAACTGAGTTGAACAGTCGCTTCGCCTGGAACCGTGAGATTGAGGCGCACGCCTTTGCCGCCGCCCGCGGCACCCAAGGCAGTCTCGGCGCGATCGGTGACAGCAATAACAGCCAGCACCTCACGATCATCATGGCCAACGATGAGCCGATGCCGGCTTATGAGAAGGCCGCCGAAACCATGGCCATCGCGGCGTACTACGCCGCCATCGACCCGGCACGGCCGATCCAGAATCTGGCCTATGCCTGGTGCTTGCCACCGGCGGCGGCCGATCGTTTCACCAACGAAGAGCGCAACCTGCTGCTGTTCGACGGGATCGCCACCAGCAAGGTCGGCACCGACGGCACCATGCTTGTTGAGCGCCTGATCACCACCTACAAAACCAACGCCGCCGGCGGGTCCGACATCAGCTACCTGGACAGCGAAACGCTGTTCACCCTGATGTTCATCCGCCACGACTGGCGCGACTACATCCTGCGCAAGTACCCGCGGCACAAGCTGGCCGACAACGGGACTCGCTACGGCATCGGTCAGGCAGTCGTCACGCCGAACGTGATGAAGGCAGAAGCCATCTCCAAGTTTCGCGAATGGGAGGATCTGGGGCTGGTCGAGAACATCGACGACTTCAAGGCCAACCTCATCGCCGAGCGCAACGTCAGCGATCCGAACCGGCTCGACATGCTGCTGCCGCCGGACCTGGTCAACCAACTGCGCATCGTCGCCAACAAGATCCAATTCCGTCTCTAAGGCGGCCTTCGGGAGAGCTATCACATGGCAGGCAATAAACGCGTAGGCGGGATTATCAGTTTGAAGATCGACGGCGATATGTACTTCGCCAAGGGCGACTTCACCTACAACCTCGGCAGGCCGAAGAAGGAGGGCGTGGTCGGCAGTGACCGCGTCCACGGTTACAAGGAAACACCGCAGATCCCGTTCGTTGAGGGTGAGATCACCGATCGTGCCGAGATGAGCTTGGAAGCGTTGCTCGATATCGCTGACGCCACCATCACCCTGGAGCTGGCGAACGGCAAAGTGATCGTTCTGCGCGAAGCCTGGTACGCCAACGAGGGTACGGGTAATACCGGCGAAGGCAACATTCCGGTTCGTTTTGAAGGCATGTCGGCCGAGGAGGTCAAGTAATGGCGAAGGAAAAATCGCTGGTTCTCAAAGAGCCGGTGCAGTTCGGTAGCGAGTCGGTGACCGAGTTGACCATCTCGCGCAAGCTGAAGTACCTGCGCGGCCATTCGCTGCGCATCACCTCCGATGGCAAAGGTAGCGGGGCGATCGATCTCGATTTCTCCACGCTCATTGACCTCGGTTCAAAAATGGCTGGTCGGGCGCCTTCGTTTATCGACGAGATGAGCGAAGAAGACCAGGCCGTTCTCATCCAGGAAGCTCGCGATTTTTTGCTGGCTCACCTCGGGGGTGGCAGTCCGGTGTGACTGTCGTCGTCAAGGTGATGGGCGTTCAGCCCTCTGAAGTCATGGAAATGGACTTCGATGATTTGAACTGGTGGCTTGAGCGGGCAGAGGAGTGGACGGAGTGGCAGACAAAGGCTACGGATTAAGCGTCATCATCGGTGCTGTTGACCGGCTGACTGCTCCGCTGCGCGGGATGCTGGGCAAGGTTCAGGGGTTCACTGCTGGCGTCGGTCGCGCAATCGACCGAACCGGCCTGCCCATTTTCACCAATAGTTTGAAGAACGTTGGGCACGCCGTCGGGGGTGTCGGTAGCGCAGTGGGTGCCAGCTCGGCAAAGTTGATGGGCCTCGGCGCAACGCTGGGTATCACGGGGGCCGCGCTCGGTGTGTTCATCAACGGGTATGCGGACGCGACCGGATTAATCGGTGATACCGCCGAGAGGACCGGCATCAGCCGTGAGCGATTCCAGGAGCTGGGCTTTGCCGCCAAGCTGACTGGCTCTTCGTCCGAGGTGTTGGCGGGCGCCCTGCAAAAGATGAACATCAATGTCGGTGCCGCGACCAAGGGTTCGAAAGAACTCAAGGATATGTTTTCTGGCCTGGGCATCAACATTCGGGACGCCGGCGGGAAGCTGAAAAGCACCGATCAATTGTTCGATACCTTCGTTGATCGAATCTCGAAGATCAAAGACCCGACGCTGCAGGCGCAAGCGGCCGTGAAGGTGTTTGGCAAAAGTGCAACTGAGCTTCTGCCGTTGATCAAGGGCGGCGGAGCTGGCATCAAAGACATGGCTGCCGAGGCTCGGCGCCTTGGCATCGTCCTGTCTGATGACGCTGTCAGGGACGGCGAAGCGTTCGGTGACATCCTTGACACGCTCAAGGCTGCCGTTGGCGGAGTGGGCAACATCATCGGCACCGCTCTCGTGCCAGAACTCAGCAAGATGTCGACCTGGCTCACTGAGTCGATCGTCAAATACCGCCCTCAGATTGAAGCGTTCGCTGCAGCATTTGCGAAGAATCTGCCGGGCAACATCGAGAAAATCGTCGGCTTCCTCGGCGATCTGTACGACGGCATTCAACCGGTGATCAGCGCGGTGGGTTGGCTTGCCGATACCTTCGGTGGAGCCAATGTGATTCTGGCCGCGGTGGGTGCGTACATCGGTGGCGGGCTCGTTGTCAGCATCTTCAATCTGGGGATTGCTTTCAAAGGCCTCGGCATTGCTATCGCCACAACGCCTGTTGGCTGGTTCCTTGCGGCGATCGCCCTGATCGCCGCTGCCGCGTACATCATTTATCAGAACTGGGACCAGATCGTGGCCTTCTTCGAAGAGAAGTGGGCGGGCGTGAAGGCCGCCTTCAGCGACGGGATCATCAACGGCATCTGGAAACTCTGGAAGGAATACAACCCGGTCACGCTGATGACCGAGGCGTTCATGGGGTTGGTGAAGTACCTGACTGGATGGGACCTTGGTGCGATCCTGGGTGCCAAGGTCAAGGACGCAATTAGCGCGATGAAAAGCGCCATTCCCGATTGGGCGGCCAAGATGCTGGGGATTGAAATTTCCACCAGTGACCAGCCAGCTGACACCAGTTCCGAATCAGCCCTAGATCAAACAGCTGAAAGATCGACAGCGCCCGAGTTGGGCGCCGCTGCTCCCGGCGCAGAAAAGGAGTTGTCTGACATCGGCCGCCGTGCGGTACAGGTCGGTAACGACACGGCGAAGATCGTAGCTGCACCTCCATCCGAGGTTCGGGTGAAGGTGGACTTCTCAAATATGCCATCGGGCACGAAGGTCAAAACCGAGGGCAGCCAGGGAGCGCAGTTCGATACGAACCTGGGCTACTCAATGGCGAATTAATCGGAGCCACCCCATGGGCTGGAGAGACAACTACCGCGCCGCGAGCTTTCGCGGCGTTTCTTTTTTTGTAGAGTCCGCAGACAGTACGCATGGTCGCCGCCAAGCGGTGCACGAGCATGCCCAACGCGACGTTCCTTACACTGAAGACCTCGGCCGCAAGGCTCGTGAATTCTCCGTTTCCGGCTATCTGATCGGGGCGGATTACCAGACCCAGCGTGACGAACTGGAGACGGCCTGCGAAACCGCAGGCCCTGGCATTCTCGTTCACCCGTACCGCGGCGAGATGACTGTCGAATGCCGGGGCCTTGGGATCAGCGAGAGCGCTACCGAAGGCGGCATGTGCATGGTGAAGCTGACCTTCCTCGAAGCAGGGGAGGCGTCCTACCCATCGGCGAAGGTCGACACCGTCAATGCCATCAGCGCGAAGGGCAATGCCGTCACCGCGGCTGCTGAGAAAAGTTTTGTCTCCGATTTCCTGACTACTGGGTTTCCTGCGTACGTCGCCCAGTCGGCGGTGGCCGGGCTTTCTGAGCTTGGCGAATTCATGGCGGCCCCAGGCTTGAGCTTTGCCGGAGACCTGCAAGCCGCGTCTGACTTCTACCAGCAGGCGAAGGGACTTGCCGCAGACGCTTATAGCCTGGTCCAGCAGCCGTTGAACATGGTCAGCAGGATCACCGGTTTGTTTGGATCGGTCCGCGCGGCTTTCGGTAGCAATGCGTTGAGCATGCTGACCAGTCTTTTTGACTGGTCGCCGTCCAGTTATTCGGGCAGCACCTCAACACCGAGCCGCCGTCAGCAGGCCACGAACACGGTTGCTCTGAACGCGCTGGTGCGCCAGGTCGCAATTGCCGAAGCCGCGAAGGCCGCAGTGGTAACGCAGACCACGGTATCAGCGCCGGTCCCAGCCGTTCCGGGGAGGGCTCCAACCGCTGCGCAATCGTCTGCTCAGACTTCGAATGTGCGAACCACGATTACGCCCACGGTCTACGACAGCTATCAGGCGGCGATCAAGGTCCGCGAAGAACTCGTTGACCGTATTGATGCTGAAAGCGAAGCCACTCCGGACGATGAGGTTTACGTGACGCTTTCGGATTTGCGAACCAGTGTCGTGCAGGCGGTGCCGAATCCTGAACAGGACCTCGCTCGGATCGTCCAGTACGTGCCGAAAGAGACGCTGCCTTCTTTGTTGGTGGCTTATCAGATCTATGGGGACGCCGGCCGGGCCGATGAAGTCGCTATTCGTAATGGCCCACGACACCCCGGCTTTTTGATCGGGGGCAATCAGCTCGAGGTGCTTGCTGATGGATGACCTCGAACTGCTGGTTAACGGAATGAACTACTCGGGCTGGACTTCCCTCGGGGTTACCCGGGCGATCGATGCCGCGACAACCGCGTTCACCTCCTCACTCACGGAGCGATGGGAGGCCGGCGATAGCTCGCCAGCCCAGGTAGAGCCCTGGCCAATTCTCCCGGGTGACGCCTGCGAAGTTCGTCTGGCGGGCTTTCCGATGGTGATTGGCTACGTCGATATTTTCAAACCGTCCTACAGCGCCACCGACCACACCATCAACATTCAAGGTCGGGACAAGGTTGCGGACCTGGTTGATTGCAGCGCCGTGCACACGCCTGATGAGTGGAAAAACATCAACCTGCTCACCTTCGCGAAGATCCTCGCAGCGCCATTTGGGGTGACCGTCACAGCGGAGATTGATGTGGGGGAACCTTTCCCAGTCTGCAAGCTGCAACAGGGTGAGACAGCTTTCAAAGCGATCGAGCGTTACGCCAGGCAGCGTAAAGCGTTGCTGATGCCTGACGGCGCAGGCGGGCTCCTCATCACTCGTGCTGGCGCGCGTCGCGCCCAGGTCTCTCTGGTGCAGGGCGAAAATATCAAGAACGCCAGCGGCACCATCGATCACAGCCAACGGTTCAGCAGCTACCTGGTGAAAGGGCAGGCCAGCTACAGCCCTGACAGCACCGGCGAAACAGAAGCGCACATCTCAGGCGGTGTAACCGACAGTGGAATTAGTCGATATCGGCCGATGCTGCTGGTTGCCGAGACTGGCGGCACCTCCTCAAGCCTGCAGGACCGCGCAACGTGGGAAGCCAATAGCCGCATCGGGAAATCTGCCGCGGCGAGCGTTGAGGTTCAGGGGTGGCGGCAAAGCCCTGGCGGTCCTTTGTGGGAGCCGGGTCTGTTGGTTTATGTGCGGTCGGCTTGGCTTCGAATGGATGGGTGGATGCTTATCCGCCAGGTGACGTATGAGCGAGGCGAGGGCGGGACCACTGCCAAGCTTGAAATCGTCAGCCCCCAAGCCTTCGACCCTGAGCCGCCGGACGGGAAGAAAGACAAGAAAGGGAAGGCCGGGAAAAAGGGTGGCCGAAACATTTGGGCTGAGGCCATTGGGGAAGAGGAATCGCCGAAATGAATGAAGCGCTTCGAGACATTGGAAGCCGGGTCATGATGATGTTTGGCCGAGGTGTGTTACGTGCTGTGACCGACACAGGCCCTCGTCAGCAGGTCCAGGTGGAACTGCTGAAGGACGAGCTGCGCGACGGCCTTGAACACATGCAGAACTATGGCTTCACCAGTCACCCGCTGGGTGGTGATGTAGCGGTGGCCTTCCTTGGAGGCAATCGCGAGCAAGGGATTGTTCTGGTGGTCGATGACCGCCGGTACCGGATCCCCCTGCTGGCTGGTGAGGTCGCCATCTATGACGACCTGGGCAACAAGATCGAGTTGCTGCGAGAGATGGTCAAGGTCACCGCCGTTCAGCATCTCGAAGCCCAGGCACCGACGATCAAACTCATCGGCGATCTTGAGGTGATCGGCAACATCACGACCACCGGCACCATCACGAACAACAGTAAGAACATCGGCAGCACTCATCAACACAGCGGCGTCACCGCCGGCAGTGGCAACTCAGGAGCGCCTATCTGATGGCTGATGCCGCAATGATAATGACCGAAAGCGGCGGGGAGTTGCTCTTGTCGGGCTTCGACCTGGCACGCGACGACGGCCTGCAAACTGCCGTGATCATCAGCCTCTTCACCGATCGCCGGGCCAGCCCCGAGCAGATCCCTGTCGAGCTGCCGCAGGACGACCTGCGCGGCTACTGGGGTGATATCGCAAACGCCACGCCATCCGATCAGACCGGTTCACTGTTGTGGCTGCTGGCCCGTGAAAAGCAGCTTCCGCAAGTCCTTGGCCGGGCCCAGCAATATTGCCGGGAAGCCCTAGCCTGGATGGTAGAGGACCTGGTCGCCACGCGCGTCGAGGTCACCGCCGAGTTTGTGGCGCGGGGCTGGATGCTGATCCTCGTCGATATTTTCCGGCCGACCGGTTCTCCGGTTCGCTATCAATATAATTACGAATGGTCGGCGCAAGCCGCGAAGAGGTCTGCCTGATGCCATTTGCTCGACCAACACTGACCGAGCTGATCGACCGCGTGATCACCGATATCAGCAGCCGAGTGACTGGTGTTGATAGCGCGGTGCTTCGCCGATCGCTGCTGGGGATTGTCGGCCAATCAGAGGCCGGTGCAGTTCACATGCTGTACGGCTATCTCGACTGGATTGCCAAGCAGTCGATTATCGACACCGCTGAGAAGGAGTACCTCGAACGCTGGGCAGCGATCTGGAAAGTCATCCGCAAGACTGCCGGATTTGCTGCTGGGCAGGTCGTTTTTTCCGGTAATACAGGCTCCACTATCCTCAATGGCACCATTGTGCAGCGACAAGACGGCATTCAATACCGGGTGCTCGGAGATGCAGTATTTGGGGTGGGGCCTCTGATAGTTCCAGTCCTGGCGCTTGAGGCCGGGGAGGCTGGAAACTTTGGCTCTGGCTTACCGATCTTCCTGCTGTCGCCAATCGCAGGCGTGCAATCGACCGGTACCACGACCACCAAGCTAGAAGGCGGTGTCGACGTTGAGTCGGATGAGCGCCTGCTGGCAAGATTGTTAGCGCGGATCCAACAACCGCCGCACGGCGGTGCGTCCTTTGACTACGAGCAATGGGCGTTGGAAGTCGCGGGTGTCACCCGGGTTTGGGTCTACCCGCTCCAGATGGGCACGGGAACTGTAACCGTGCTGTTCGTGTGCGATGAAGATGTGAGCATTATCCCGTCACCGGCAAAGGTGGCTGAAGTCCAGGCGTACATCAACGCTCGTCGGCCAGTGACCGCTCAGGTCTTTGTCGCGGCCCCGATTGCCGATCCGCTCAACATGAGCATCAAGCTTTCACCAAATACCACTTCGGTCCAAAACGCAGTGCGTGCCGAACTGGCGGACTTGATCGACCGAGACTCTGCACCTGGTGGCCCGATCCTGATCAGTCGCTTGCGTGAGGCAGTGTCTCTGGCCGCTGGCGAAAACAACAACCAGATCGTCACACCAACGGCTGACGTTTTGTACGCCACCGGCCATATGGCAACTCTCGGGACACTCACCTTTTCCAGCCTGTAGGAGGCGCAATGCCAACAGCTGCTGAATACAGGGAGCAGCTGAAAGCGCTGCTTCCCCCTGGACAAGCCTTCCCCCGTGACCCTGGCACAACACTCCACGACCTTCTGGACGGGATGTCGATAGAGCTCGCGCGGGTTGATGGGCGAGCAAGCGCTTTGCCTCAAGAGGCAAATCCAGCCACGGCCTTGGAACTTCTCCCGGACTGGGAGCGTGTGGCGGGCCTTCCTGACAAATGCTCTGGTGTGCTGGAGGAAACGATACAGGGCAGGCGTAGCGCGCTACTAACCAAGCTCACCAGCACTGGTGGGCAGTCGGCGAACTACTTCATTGGGATCGCCGCATCGCTCGGCTACACAGTAACGATCGAGGAGTTTAGGCCTTTTAGGGCTGGTGCCTCTGTCGCTGGCGATTCCTTGACCAACGGGCCCTGGGCTTTCACCTGGCTTGTCAGGGCACCCGAAGTGAGCGTCACGGAATTCCGGGCTGGTCGTTCTGCTGCTGGTGAGCGGCTGCGCACGTGGGGCAATGACACCCTTGAATGCAAATTAAATCAATTGAAACCCGCGCACACAATCGCGCTCTTCGCCTACGGAGACTGACACATGCACAGAATTGATGGGCCTGGCGCCACTGTAGACCACCTGTTTACTGATGGAGATCCAGTCAGCGGCACCCAGGCAACGATGGTTACTGATGATTGGCTGAATGATCTTCAGGAGAACGTAATTTCCGTGCTTATCGCCGCTGGCGTTACACCGGTCAAAGGCCGTTCGAGCGATTTACTGGACTCGCTTAGAAAACCTTCAACTTCCGTCGTAGGCGGAGCGTTGAATGCAAGGATGACGGTAGCTTCAGCGTCAGCAAGTGCGACCCTCACTGCCGATGAGGTGGTTGTTAAATCGGCATTGGGTGGAGCGGCATGGACTCTCTCTGTGTTCAATAAAACAATCAACCTGGGCTCGACCGGTGCTGGCGGCATGGATACAGGCGCCTCTCCCGCCAGTGGCTACGTGGCCATCTATGCTATTTACAACCCGACTACCGGTGTCAGTGCGCTGCTCGCCAAGAACGCGACTTCATCGGTGCAAACTGAGGCTTACTCCGGTGCGAATATGCCAGCCGGCTACACGGCGTCGGCGCTGGTAGGAGTCTGGCCCACTACAGGCTCTGGACAATTTGCTGTTGGGTTTATGCAGGGCAGACAAGTTGCCTTTGCAAACATCCAGGTCCTGTCGTCGAACGTTCAGCAGGCGTCGTTCGTTTCTCTATCGTTGGCGGCAGCTGTCCCTCCGAATGCAAAAACCGCCAAAGGTTATATGCGCGTGGGGTCTTCTTCCCAAGCAAACAACTTGGGCCAGATCTCAAGTAACTCTTCAGGATTGGATCAGACGATCATCGAGGGCGGCTATACCAACGCTACAAGCGCGTTTTCGGTTTCCATGTTGACGCAGCAAACGATGTTCTACACGGCCACCACCAGCGCGGGCACTTTGATCAGCCTGATCGTTATTTCGTCATATACATTCTGAGGCATGACCATGAATAAGTTATCGGTGCAGTTCGCCGACTCGTCCGATCAGGTGGTGGTGTCGGTATTTGCCGGGCCACAGAATCCCAACGAATACCCAAACCAAGGCGAGGTGGCAGACGATGATCCGCGCTACCTAGAGTTTATGGCCCCGAAAGAGGACCCGGTCATAACCGACCCAATTGAGAAACTGAAAGCTTTTCTTGCAGAGAACCCGGATGTCGCAGAAATCTTGAAATAATTTGCTGACAGAACCAGCCGCCTTGAGCGGTTTTTTTTCGCCTGGAGAAAAGTGATGACCGCAACTGAAAAGGACCGAGACATCCTCGCACGCACGTTGTGGGGGGAGGCCCGCGGCGAAAGCTTGGCGGGCCAAATCGCCGTAGCCTGGACCATCCGCAACCGTGTGAATGACGGCAGGAACAAATCGTGGTGGGGGGAAGGCTATGCCGGCGTGTGCGAGGCCAAGTACCAGTTCAGCTGCTGGAATGCCAATGACCCGAACTTCCCGTTCTTATCCGGAGCGAAGCAGATCCCGTTCCGCGAGCTGGCTCAAGCGCGAATTGCAACTGATCAGGTGATTGATGGAAAGGTGCCGGATCCGACCGGGGGCGCGACGCACTATTACGCGACCACGATGCCGAAGGCGCCAACCTGGTCACGAGGCGCCACGCTGACGCTGAAGCTCGGGCACCACGTCTTCTTCAGGGATGTGTCGTGATGACACCGGCGCAGAAGCTGATCGGTGTGCTGGCGCTGGTCGTGATGCTGATAGCCGGTAGCACGGCAGTCACCTGGCAGATTCAGGATTGGCGCTACGGCGAGCAGCTCGAGGAACAGGCCCGACTACATCAAGACGATTTAACCGTCATCAGTAATGCGGCTGCCAATCAGCTTCGCGCTGATCAGAACAAGCGTCTCGCGCTCGAGCAGCGGTTATCTGCCAGTGATCAGACTCACCACAAGGAACTGACCAATGCCCAAAAAGACCAGGCTCGCTTGCGCGATCGCCTTGCAACTTCTGATTTGCGGCTGTCAGTCGTCCTCGCCCAGGGTTCAGCCAGTGGCTATTCAGTGCCTTCCGCCACCGGCGCCGGCGGCGTGGTTCATGGAGCCGTTCGATCCGAACTTGACTCAGCGCATGCTCAACGAATTGTCGCCATCACCGATGAAGGTGACCGGGGACTGATCGCGCTGGCGGCGTGCCAAGCATACGCCAAAGAGATAAGCAACTTTAAGTAGTGCAGTAACTTTGTGATTTGCGTTTTTAGA